CCGGCACGCTGGCGCATAACCAATTCCCCATAACCGGTGATGGAAAGGTAAGCACGCAGTTCATAGATATCGTTGCCATTGTTGTCCTTATAGCCGGTCTTCGTGCTGCGGGGGAGAATATAGCAGTGGGGGCGTCCTGTGGGATCGAGAGACAGGCCGTTTACGGCAATATCTAAGAAACAGCCGTATAGGGACAGGGGAGAACATCTTTGCAGTTCTGGCTTGTCTTGTAAGATTTTCCGGAAGTTGAATTTTTCCTTTTCATAAATCTGTGTTCCTTGGCCGGTTCCCCAGATCGCATTGTACATGAGTATGAACTTCTGTTCAACCCGGCTATCATCCGCTATCATGAGCGGATTTAGCTGATTTAGTTCAGCTACTTTAATTTGAATTTGATTTGACATGATTCTATTGTTTAAAAATTAATTACCAATGTTTCTTTATCGTGTAAACCATTGCCACGCAACCAGATGCCGTAACTATATGCTGGAAATACCCCAAGCAAATAGCGATAATACCAAGTATGGCAAGCGTTCCAAACAGGATGTAAAATCCCCACCTCGCTACTTGAGCGAGTTTCCAGTAATTTGTTTTCATACATCAATGATTAATTGGCAAAAGCCGTTTACTTGTCTTTGAAATAGCGAGTTGGATTTATATTGTAAACATCCTCCGATAACCCTTTACCTGGAGTGCCTTGCCGTGTTAATAATTCATTTAGTAATCGTATGGATCCAGGGCGCATTTATACAAGTCTTCCAACCTGTATTCGATTTTGCCCGGCCGTTTGTAACGCTGTAAAGTACCTTCCGAGACCCATCGCTCCACATTCTGCCGTCCAAAGCGGATATGTGCTTCCTTTTGTCCGATAAACTCTCTGATTCCGGCTTGTATCTTGGTGATTTGCCAAGCGAGGTATTCAAGTTCGATTTTCCGAAAAGAAGGAATGTTTGGATAGGTTGTGTCGGTCTGCATGATTATTCGCTTTTAAAAAGATTCTTTTCGTTTGCATATCGCATAAACTCCGCCATAGAGTGTATCGAGAGTTTTCGGAACACGTTCTTCCGATGATTCTTTACGGTGTGGGACGATATAAAAAGCGCTTCCGCAATCTCTTCGTCTTTCTTGCCATAGTAGCAAAGCTCCATCACCCTAAGTTGACTGTCTGAAAGTGTGCTGTTGAACTTCGGTTCACAGATTTTCTTGAAGCCATCGCATTCTCCACGCAGCGGACAACCGACAAATTCAAACTTGAAGTTCCAGTTCTCATCAATATCGATCATGTTGTCATACAGCCCGAAGTTGCATTTGATAAATCGGCGTATAGCCAAGAAATCACGATAGCATTTATTCCCATCGTAACGGGCGTAATACTTGCGGAGAGCTGTATAGGCTTCTGGATAGAACTCTTCCAGCACCTCTAGAAAACGCTGAATAAAGTCGGTATCCGATTCCTTTAACTGGCGCTCCGGCAGACCCTGCTCACGAATCGTCACGTTCCCTTCAGGAGTGGTATAGAATTCTATTGCGCGCATACCTTTTCCTCCTTTGGAAATAGTTCATTAGCCGGGATTCCCAGTTCTTGGGCGATTACGTTTTGTGCCAGCGGATCTGGATTTTGTACACCGGCAATCCAGCAACGAACCGTTGTTTCCGAACGCATGGTAATCTCCGCAATCCGTTTCACAAAGGCCTTTTTGGGCGGCGTGTTGTCCATCGATTTGTAAAAATCGCGGAACGACCGTGCACCTGCTCCATGACTTTGTAGGGTTAATTTTTCCATTTTTACCTCCTTACATTATTATATATATTCTGTACTTAATATTTTCGCAACCTATATTGATTATTGCAGGTGCAAATATGGAATAAACTTGCGAAATATACAAGTTTAATTGCGAAAATCTTAATATAAACTTTTGATTTTCGCAATTAAATATAGGTGAATTGTGCGTAACTTCATAAATATGAACGTAATAGATAACATATTTAAGATAATGGCTCAAAAGGGTATCAAACAACGAACGTTGGCTGATGCTATGGGTATTGATGAATCCCAAATTTCTGTAATGAAGAAAGGTAACCGTGATTTGAGAATATCTGAAATTGAGAATATCGCAAGTTGCTTGGGGATTTCAATAACAGACTTGTTCACTTGGCCAGAACGATATGTGCCGGAACAATCTGCAGGAGAAAAATCTTTGACTACTCCAAAAGTGATACTACAATTGGAGTTGGAAGATAGTGATGTGAAAGCGGACGTGATAAAGTTGGCTTTTGGGGATAGGGTGTTGGAGATAAAGAATAAATAGAAAATATCAGATATGGAAGATTTAATGGATAAAGACAAAACGATTGCAATATTAAGAAATAGAAATCTTAATGCGCTTAGAGAAATACAACGTCTAGAAATGGAGTTAGCTGCTGCTCAAAGTGAGAATAGGAAATTGCGAGAAATTACTAAATTGAAAAATGAATACGACTATCTTCTAGCAATGTACGGGAATATTATTAATGACTAAATTATATGCTATGAAAATAATATCGCTTTTTAACAATAAAGGAGGTGTTGGAAAATCAACACTTGCATTCCATTTGTCACACATTTTGGCAGAAATGGAATACAATGTATTAATGATAGACTTGGACCCACAATGTAATTTGACAATTTGTGGAATGAATGAAGAATATTTGCATGAAATTTGGAGAGAAGAAGATCCTTTTATAGATGATTTTGACTCAACAAAAAGAAAGTGTAGTGCAGAGGAGTTTGAAAAGCTCATTTATAAACCTAAAACAATTCATTTTTTATTAAAACCAACAGAGGATGGAACAGGTGAAACTATAGAAATTCCTAGTCCTATACACATAAAGAATAATTTGGATTTAATTCCAGGTAGATTGACAGTTCATCAATATGAATCTAAAATAGCAGAAAGGTGGAGTGGTGCATATATGGGAGATCCTCTTGCTATAAGGACACTTACAAATATAAGAACTATTGCAGAAGAATACGGCGCACGATTTAATTATGATTTTATAATAATTGATACTTCTCCTAGCTTAGGGGCATTGAATAAATTGATAATATCTACAGTTGATGGATTTTTAATTCCTGCCTTACCTGATATGTTTTCATTATATGGTATTAGAAATATAGGAAATTCATTAAAGCAATGGAAAAAAGAATTTAATACAATATATACATTAATATCAGATGATAAAAGAAAAAAATTCCCTTCTAATTTTGTTCGTTTTTTAGGTTATACAATATATAATGCAAAAAAATATACGGGCCAAACAGATTGGGATTTAGCGCAAGCTCATTATAATTATGCTCAACAAATACCAGAAACTATTGAAACTTTTATAAGTGAAGATGTAAGAGAACATTTATCTCCTGAAATGGTACACAATCCAATTGGAGGAATGGCTGTTATGCATTCTCATAATAC